TTAAGCGCCAGGCAGAGACTTGCCAGCCCTATGCGCGATTTCTTCGCGGATCGTTTCGACAGTCATGGAGCTGTTGCCGTCGGTCAGGAACCAATCCGGAAGATCGAGTCCGCGGAAGAAATCGCCGTAGTGGCGATAGGCGCCGATACAGGCCTCAGTGAAACCCTTGTGCGTGATGATTGTTCCCACGCTCGTTGCACGCTCGCCCGGGCGCTCGATCTTCAGTTCATAGAGCTTCTGCTCGCGCACTCGGTGACAGATGGTCGTAACCGAACTCTTGCTCAGACCGTAGCGTTCGGCGACATCAGATACCGACGCTGAAGCTCTCGCTGTTACCACCTCTTGATCGCGCTCGGGCATGCGCGAATTGACGTAGATGGGCGCGGCCATCACCCAGCGCTCCCGGCGGTGGTGGGCGTGAGAAGTGGCGGGAGAACGATGTTGACCTGGTCGTAGGCGATTTCGCTGACGATGCGAAGCGCCTCGGTGATGTCGTTCTTGCGAATCGCGCTGGCGACCTTTTGCCAGTCCGCCTCTTTCACGCGAACAAGGCCATACGATGCCAAGTCTTCTTCGCTCAGCTCATCGAAAACCTGCTCGACTTCGACATCGGCAGAAACAGTGATCATCATCAGAGATGCCTCCCAATGGCATAGCCGATCGCGAGCAGGAGCACGCTGGCATCGACGAAGGCGAAGCTCGCCGCCATGCGGCGCATATCGACCAGGGTCGCAGTAGATGTGGACTCACCGGCGGGAGCGGAGGCTGCGCAGGGTGTCGCAGGGTCCGCTATGCACGGGGGGATGGGCGTCCCCGCCGGTGAGTCCAACAGGGTGCCGTCGCGCACGAGCGCGGGGCGAATTCGGAGGATGTCTTTCAGTACCCGGTGCGCGGCAATCTTCTTGGCCGCTGCTTCGAGCTGTTCATAGGGGGCCGTGCTGTTCATGCGGCACCCTTGACGCGATGTAGCGCGAGAGCGATGTCCGCGACATCCTCAAAGCTGACCGTCATCACTGGGCCGGTTTTCGTAAACGAGACACCGTCAAGTGTTTCGATCAGATCCTGCAGTGCTTCCGCGCCTGCAAGCATGTTCCCTCGCCCTTGCAGGTCGTAATGCGGGTCGGCAAGCAAGGCGACGACATCGATCGCATATGGGCGCACCGGGTAGTGCAAGCAGTCAGCCGCGATTTCGGCTGCACGATTGGGCGTGGTGCTCATGACAGCACCCCAGCTATGCGCAACGCTATCGGCGTGCAGCTGACGACAATCAGCGCCACCCAGAACATCCAGCTACGGTCGAGCGCGCGTGTCACGGTTGCACCGCCTGATAGGTGCCGACGAACCTGTCTGTACCGGCGCCGTTCTGAAACCAGATGCCGCCGCTGGCGGCGAGATAGCCAGTGCGGCTGTAGTCGCCCAGGTTGAACCCGTCCGTTACCACCTGGACCGTTGCAGGCGCGCTTGCGCTTCGCTGCAAGCCAGCGACCACCGTGCCATTGCCCAGCAGCGTCAGCGCGATGCGGTCGGCTTTGTTGAGCTGCAGGCCGGTCTGCGTCGGATGGCTATGGATGGTGTAGGGCGTGGGCGACATGTCGGTCGGCACGTCGATGCCGCGGCTGTTGCAGGCGATATGCGAGCGATTGCTATAGGCGATCACGCCGTACTGGCTGTGATCCGCGCTGACGCCGATCCAACCGCAGGCCTCGAACTGTGTCCGGGCTGAGAAGCGGTGCAGGGCACCGCCCACGATGACCATGAAGTCATCTAGGGATTCGCCTGGGGCGCTGCGGAACTCGCCGACCAACTCGCTTGGCAGGTCGCTGACCTGCGGTCCGGCTGCGGCGCAGACCCCGGCCACCAGCGCCGCGACGACTGCCATGGAACGTTTGTGGCTGCTGCGGAACATCGATCCCTCCCGGGCCGGCGGAAGTGCCGGTGAGAAGAATGCTAGCTCATTGCTAGACAAACATGCAATAGCATAATGCTAGACAGCTAGGCGTCTGCATTCAGCAAACGTTTATGTTAGGCGCGGCGCATGAGAGGCGCGCGCAGCAAGCTGTCAACCCACGGGAAAGAGGGCAGGGGCATGCAGGTGATCTATGCGGTGCAGCCATTCCGCGCCGGGCCAGAAGGCTTAAAGCCGGGTAGGGCGGTCTTACGCGGCCAGGAGGGCGAGGCACGAAGGTTGGCCGAAGGGCTGGCGCTGGAATATGAGGCGGTTATCGCCTGGCGCCAGGAGCGCGACGAGGATGTGGGTTATTACAGTGAGCCCGCGATTTTCTTGCAATTGGGAATGGCGCCCGGGGCACAAGCCTTGCATAATCATTATTACCAGTAGGAACTGGTAATGAAGAAACATATGAGCCGCGCTCTACATTTCTTCCTAACATTATGATTTTTGGGGGAAAAATGAAGCTTCCTTTTGAGTTCCGCCAGGTGACGGCGGATTGTCTCAGTGCGACAGAACAGCACTGGATGTCATATGTTGACGCAAATTCTGAGAACGTGAACCGCGTCTTCTATGAAAGCTGCTTCACCCATAGCCGTGGGCATATGCAAGATGGCCAGTCCGGGGATAGCAAGGCGGCGCTCTATGGAGTGTTTGACGATATCAACGGCGTTAAGACGGCTGTGGCACTCGTACACCTCGTCCACGCGCGACCCCAATCTCAGCAGCCGTGGCTAAAAATGCTGTCGGTCTATGTCGAGCCGATGCTTGATGCTGCAAATAATGATCCTGATATCAATAAGTTAGCTTGGATAGCTGCAACCATTGTAGTTGGCGCATTCGAACTTACATTTAAGGTCATGCCGGCCAAAGAGCTCAAGATTTGGTCGAACGTACCGATGACTAAGGAATTTCTCACAGCAGTTTCAACCGCTTTGTTCAATGATCATCTCGAATTTAGCGTCCACGGGAACTGGTTCGTCGTGCGAAATCGCGAGGCGAAAACTGAGCCGCTGTTATCGGTAGTGTCGTCAGAGCTATAGAACACTCTAAATAGTGATGCTATAAAAAGCCTCGGCTGTTATCATGGCGAACTTTGTGACGTGCTAATGGTCACAGCTGTAGTAACAGCAGAGATGTAACTGGGTGTAGACGAGGAAGTGTCATGAAGCCGACCACTGGGTTGTCCTACGAGAAGTTCTTGGAAATCAGGACCGATCTAACTGCAGATCTAGCAGAGGCTTTTGCGCGTAAAATCAAGGATATGGGGGAATCGGTGCAGGGCATAGCTTGGTTTAGCTCGAGCGCCGACAAGTACGCGATCCAGAGCACTCCCAAAGCGGCGTGAGTCGCGCAAAGCTTTCGAAAGCCCCGCCATCGAGCGGGGCTTTTTTTATAGGTCTTCAGCCTTCCTGAGCTGCATGGCGCCCAGCACACGGCCGGCGATCACCAGTTCATCGGACTGGTCTGGCGCATAGATGTCAGGCCGACCGGGGTCAGCCAGGCTGACCACGTGGAAGCCATCGCGACGGATTTCGATTTTCTTCACCAAGGTGTATCCATGCAGGACGATCGCAAATAGCGCGCCGTCCGCCGGCACCTTGTCGTCGACATCGACGAAGACGATATCGCCGTTGCGGATACGCGGCGCATTCGAGTTCCCGCGGACCGTCATCAGTTTGACCCGCTGGGGTGACGGCACGCGCCCCAGCTCTTCCTGGAGGCGCCATTCGGCGATTTCCAACTCCCTGACAACCTCGGGAAAATCCATATTCAGCACCCCTGGGCCTGCGCCGCCTTCCCCCATAACCTGGAAGCGACGATAGCCCGGGCGGGTCTCAAATCTCTGGATGACCTGAGACACGATCTCTTGTTGTGCCTCAGGCTCCCTCGCGCCAGAAAGTGAGCCCTCGTGGTCCAGTGCACCTGGCACGAGCGAAGACACGCGCTCAATTTCCCGGGCCATGGGATCGCTGATTCCTCGAGATGAAGGATTCTCGGGCGGCAGCAGCCACTGATAGACCTGATTGCGATCCTTGCCGAGCTTGGCAGCGAATGCGGCTTGGCCACCGGCATATCTCACCAGCTGCGCTACGTTTTCCCTACGAATGTCTTTGATCGGCCTCATGCGCGAAGCCTAGCGTTCTGCTAGCGAAGCATCGCCTAGCAACGAGCTTGCATCGATGTCTAGCATTGAGCTAGCATTCAATCCATGGACCTTCTCTCTTACATCGAAGACATGGGGCGCCGGCGCGAGCTGGCGGAAGCAACCGGCACGTCGCCGGACTATCTGTGGCAGATCGCCACTGATCGCCGCAGGGCCAGTACCGATTTGGCTAAGGCGATCGACGAGCACACCAGCAAAGCTGAGGGTATGCACGTCGAGAAGGGCACCTTGCGGCCGGACGTATGGCCGCCTCGCGAGGCGGCAGCCTGACATGTCGCTTTTTCCTGATTGCACCCTGATCAAGTCGAGCACTACGTTTCGCGACCAATTGCGTCGAGAACGTTCCCAACGACAGTACGCGCCAGCGATACAGCGGGGTCGGTATGTCCCTCTGCATCGTCGTATGCCTTGGCCAGCATTTCGCAAAACGCTTCGCGTTCCGGGTGCGTCATGACAAGTGGCGCTACCACATTGACGAATAACGTGTTCAACGCGACAGCGACATCGTCCGCGTCGTATTGGTCCATGGGCATCTCTCCTGCAGAAGCTGGCTGTGTGGAAACACCAGCTTACTGCAGGCGAGTGCCCGCCTTGTCGCGCATCCAGGCGCCCCTTTCCGTCCTCTCGGCCATCCCTGATCGTCGTGTTGTCCATGGCGGCATGGTAGCCGTGCGCGACTCGGCTTTCTCCATTCGAGGCAAAGCCCAATGAATGTCATCGACGCGGCCGACGCCACGGTCCACGAATACCCGGGCGGCAGCGAGACGCTGGCCATCCGGCTCGACATGTCCGCTGCCGTGCTACGTGGCAAGGTCAACGTCAACAACGATCGCAACCACCTGACGCTGGCGGAAGCCGATCGGATCATGTCCCTGACCGGTGACCACCGCATTCTGCAGGCGCTGGCGGCTCAGCACGGCTACGTCCTGGTCAGGAGCGAAGACCAGGCGATTGATGCAGGAGGTGAGTCGGTCGGCCAGCTGATGCTGAAGGTTGCGGTTGCTGAGGGTGAGTTCTCGCGCACCGTGCATGACGCTGCTGCCGACGGTGTAATCACCGCGAACGAAGCTGTCCAGATCACCGCCGATGGCCTCGCTGTCCAGCGCACCGTTATATGGGCGCTTCAGCGTATGCGCGCACTGGTTGGTCGGCGTGGAGTCTCCTAATGGCTGGCCAGGTAGAAATGCGGCTGGAAGAATCGCAGCGTGACCTGCCGGATCTGGAGTTCGATCTGTCGGGCTGGCATGCGGTAGCCGAGGTAATCCGCAAGCAGACGCGCAGCGCCGAGACGAAAGCTGAGGCTGAGTCCCAATGAGTGTCGCAGCCTTGCAGTGGGCCTGGAAACGTAGCGTAGACCGCAGCTCCGCGAAGCTGGTTCTCCTGGCGCTGGCTGATATGTCCGCAGAGGACGACTACGTCGCGCACCCCACGCTGAAGCGCTTGCGCGAGCTCACTGGTCTGCATCGCTCCACGTTGATCGGCATCCTCAACAGTTTGAAGGCCGCCGGACACATCGTGCCGGTCGGGCGCCGGCCGCAGCATGGCGCCGTGATCTACCGCCTTCCTGTTGGCGTAACGTGAGGGTGCACCGTCCATGAGCACCATCATCATGAGCGCATGCTGGCCATTGCAGATGCCGCCTACGCCGAAAGCGGTTCTGATCTCGCTGGCGGACAATGCCAACGATCACGGGCACTGCTGGCCGTCACTGACGAAGATCTGCGAGCGGACATGCTTTGGCCGAACCGCCGTGATCGATGCGATCAAGTGGCTGGAATCGGCCGGCGCAATCCGCGCGGATCGGAGCAATCGCTACAGCACGTCATACGTCGTTACGCCTTCGCGCTATTCGGATCCCGAACTAGTACGCGAGGCGAACCAGTCCGGCACGCGTACTAGTTCGGATGGCGGCGGACTAGTCCGCCTGCCGGACGACGAAGTCCGGGAGACGGACGACGAAGTCCGCCAGGCGGACACTAACCGTCAAGAACCACCAATAACCGTCAATAAGAGCAACCGCCAACGTGCGCGGAAGCCTGCACCTGAGATATCGGTGGATCTGCCGTCCTGGCTTGAACAGCCGCTGTGGGATTCCTGGGTGGCGGACCGCAAAGAGCGCAAGAAGCCGTTGACGCAGCGAGCAGCCGAGCTCTCGATCACTGAGCTGACCAAGCTGCGCGCCGAAGGCTTCACCCCGAAAGAAGTGATTGAGACGGCCATCCGCAACGGCTGGCAAGGCCTGTTCGCGCCCAAGCGGACCATTGGAGGCAATCATGCAAACAGTGCAGCAAGTGGCTCAGGAAGCGTTGGTGACGCTGTCCAGCGGGCCATCGACGAACGACAAGCCCGTGAGCACGGCAGCAAGCGCGGCGCCAGCTATGAGGGCGCGCACACCGCAGCCGGTGCTGGACAAGTTCTGGCTGAGGATGGCGCACATGTTCGGTAGGACATGGACCAGCCAGTACGGCGTCGATCCTGCTGGTGGCGCTGCCGACACTTGGTCTGGCGCGCTGGCGGGCGTGACTCACGAGCAAATCGCCGTAGGCCTCCAAGAGACCATTGCGCTTGGGCTGGAGTGGCCGCCGTCGGCGCCGCGCTTCCGCGCCATGTGCATCGGGGTGCCGAGCCTGGCCCAGGTGCGCCACGACCTGAAATATCCGCCGGAGCAGCGTACGCCCTTCATGCGTCAGGTGTGGTCGTACATGGACCGCGACAGTTACAACTGCGGCGACGAGTTCCGGTTCGATCGCGCCGTCAATGAGGCCTATGAGCTGACATGTCGTCACGTCATCACTGGTGGCGAGTTGCCGCCGGAATTGGCAGGCGTGATCGGCTTCCAGAAGCGGACCAAGCCGGTGCCGGCGAGCGATGCAACCGCGCGCGCCGAGTTGTCGCGTATCGCTGCCATCTTCCGTACGGGCGGCACGGAGGCGACTGGGAATGCATGACCGCCAATCCGACATCGATGCCGGAACGCATCGAAGCTGCCCTGCGGCTGCAGCCCATGACCAAGTTCGAGCTGGCGCAGTGCCTGTCGACCACCATCGGAGTCATCGAGCAGGCGATGCAGCATTGCCGGTTGAAGGCGGTAAGCCTGGAGCGCAACGGCAATTGGCGCCCTCGCATGCGTTACGCCGTCGACGAGTCAGCAGCGGCCGTCCCGATGATGCGCAGGCGACCAAGGCTGTGACTGCCCATGAATCCGATGGGCCTCGCATCGTCCGACATAAAGTGCGGCAATTTTCGTCAAGGCCTGACGGCGAGTATTGCGCCTGCAATCGCTGCCTTCGTCTGGGCTATGGCGAAGACAGCTGGCACCCGCTGACGACTGAGTTCTGGCCGGTGATCAAGGGTGTCCTTTCGCTCACAAACTGCCGTGCCTGCACCTATGAGCGAACCATGGCGGGGAAGGGCGCTCATATCGGCATGTTCAACGCAACCGAGGATGATCGTGCATGGCTCGCTACCGCAATCCGGAGGCGCGCTATAAGCGCCCACCGTCATCCCGGCCACGCCCGTTCTGCCAATACCACGGCTCATATTTACCTCACCTACCGTTCGCCAGCTGCCCATCAAAGCACCTCCCATGCCCAAAGTGCCGAGAGGAGCGCAATGCTGTGATCAGGGCGCGCAAACAGCTTGAAGCGAATGGTGTCGAAATCACCGAAGCTGCTCTGCTCGATCTTGGGCAGACCTTCACGGTGACAGGGCTGCTGCGCCGTTATGGCCGTAACCAAGTTGTGCCGGCATGAAGACCTCAAAGGAGCGCCAGGATGCGCGTGACAAGCCTTGCATGGTTCGCGTACCAGGCGCATGCAATCGTGATCCTGCAACGACCGTGCTGGCGCATTACTCGCTGGCAGGCATCTCAGGAAAAGGCCTGAAATCGCCCGACCATATGGGCGCTTACGCATGCAGCGGCTGCCACGACGAAATCGATGGCCGCACCAGGATCACCGAATTCAATAAAGACCAACTGCGCAAAATGCACGCCGAGGGCGTCATGCGCACGCAGGAATACATCCGTAGGAAGGCCGAACGGCCGTGGGAGGAACCATGCTTGTAATCGCGGACGGCATAGCGCGCGGCGCGTTCGCGCTGGAGGCGCAGGACGGGACTATTCTGCTTGCTCATATCGATGAGGATGCCCGCCATGTCCATCGCCTTGCCCAGGGAAGCCGCATTCATCACCCCCATTTCGGCGAGATGACCGTTGTGCCGATCACTATCTGCGTCAGCAAGCCAGATGATCTGGAGGCAGCCTATGCGTCAACCACGTGACTTGGAGGTTCGCCTTGCCGAGTGGGGGAAGGAATACGGTGGCGGTAAGTATGGGCGCGTACTGGGCGGCGGTTCCGTACTTGCCACCATGATGAAATGGCACGGTCGGCCGCCATTCGGCTTGAATTCCGCGCCGGCAGGAACGGCAGCCGAGGAAGTCAACGAGGCTGTGCTGGCGCTGGCACTGCAGGAGAAGGGTTTCGCACCGTCACAGGTGATCCGCATCGAATACACGCTGCCAGGTCAGCCACGTGAATCGAAGCGGCAGAAGCTGGCAAAGATCGGTTTGCAGATGGGTGATGTTCGGTACTGCCAGCATTTGCGTCTTGCGAAGATCCATGTAGCGGGCTGGCTACGCATTCCGTTCAGTGATCCTTTGGGTGACGAGGAGCGCGCCGATTTCCTCGCTTACATCGAAGGTGTTGATTAATTAATTTTTCCATCAGAAACTGGCAACGTCCCAGTGACGACATCAACGAAGCCCCGCCCTCAAGCGGGGCTTTTCTTTTGCGCGAGCGCCGCCTATGAAGCACAGCAATAATGCCGTCCGACTCGTTTCAGGGTCGGAAGGATGCTACCTGCACGCCTACCCCGATCCGGCTTCCGAGCTGGCGGTCGCCCTTCAGCACGCAGGCCTATGGGCGAAGACGCTTGCCGGCGAGCCGATCCCCGCCGAGTTGTCACACCTTGACGGCACACCTTGGACGATCGGTCTTGGTCACACGAGCGGCGTAAATCAGGGCGACGTCATAACGCGCGCACAGGCCGAAGCATTTCTCGACCAGGATCTGCTGTACGTGGATGGCCAGCTCGAGCACGTGATCAAGGTGAAGGTCACCCAGAACCAATACGACGCGCTGGTAAGCATCGGCGAGAACGTCGGTGTTCATGGGATATCCAACCTGCTGGATGCGGTGAATGCAGGCCAGTTCGCACGCGCGAAAGAGCTGTTCGGCCAGTACGTGCACGCGAAGGGCAAGATTCTTCCCGGCTTGGTCACGCGTCGCGCAGCGGAGGCTGACCTGTTCGGCCGCCCGGACGCTGCCAGTGTTTGAGAACCAGGATCCGCGTTGGCTGAGCTGGCTGCAGGCCGCGATGTTCACCGCCTTTGCCGCTTTCGCCGGCGGACTCGGTTACGTGATGCGAACCATGGACGCACAGCAACCCGTCACGGTGTGGCGAACGCTGGTGCAGGGCATGGCTGCCGGTTTTGTCGGTCTGCTGGTGATGTGGATCTGCCAATCGGCAGGCCTCAGCTGGCAGTGGATGGCCGTAAGCGTAGGGGTAAGCGGCTGGCTCGGTGCCGAGGCGACGATTCAGGTCATACAGAAACTGGTCTGGAACAAGCTCGGTCTCAATCGGAGTTCGGATGATGGCGCTCCTAAGTAGCTTGTGGTCGTGGGTGACGGGCAAAGCCCGCCTGATAATCGAATACGTATTGCTCGCACTGGTGGTCGCGCTCGCGGGCTACACGGTCTTCTCGTTCGTCGAGCGGAAGCAGCTCATTGCGAACGTGTCCGATCTGAGCACAAAGCTGGGCAACGTCAGCCAGACGCTCAATCAGCAGGTCGCGATAAACCACGACCAGGATGCGGCCATCGCAGAGGTGAAGCGATTGCGCGGCCTCGATGGTGATGCCATTCAAGGGCTGCAGAAAGACTTGGCCACGGCCCAAACCCACGACCATTCCATACGCCAGAAGTTGGCTCAGCTGGAGAAGAACAATGCTGACGCGCGCGACCTGCTTGATACCGCTGTGCCTGTTGGCCTTGGCTGCGTGCTCGACGGTCAAGCCTGCGGATCCGCCGCAAGTGGTGACCCACACAGTCACCCAGCAGGAGCAGCCGAACCAAGCGCTCCTGCAACAGTGCATCCACCCAGTTCTTGAGTCGACGAAGTACGTGCGAAACATGGCCGACAACCTGGTCAGCTGGGAAACCTCTTGGACCGAGTGTGCAGCGCGCATGCGTTGCTTGTCCTGGTGGGTCTCCAGCGCCAATCACGAAACGCCGCCAGCGCAGTGCGGCAAGGACAGCAAGCCATGAAGATGATCGCTTGGTTCCTCGCGTTGTTCGGCTACAGCAAGCCGCAAGCCACCAGTTCGCCTGCGAGTATGGATTCAATGAGGCCGCCGCTGATCGTTGACGCGAATGGCCAGTGGTTCATTGACGGTGGCCTGATCACGAACAGTTCCATCGCGTCTCCATCCGCGGCGCCCGCCGCGCTCACTGAGGATCCACCAATGTCGGAAACCAACCAGGCGGCGCCCGCGCCGACCACGAACACCAGCGATCCGTTGCTGGAAAAGCTCAAAGCGGTACTGACCACGGCCGGCCACGATGTGGAAAAGGTGTGGGACGAGGCCGTCGCGTTGGCCAAGAAGCTCGTCTAACGCCATGTCGAAGCGCTGCCACACCTATCGCGTCCACGTCCGGGTGGCGTGGTGGGTGCGGCCATATCTGATCATCTTGACTGTGTTGTGCGATGCATTCGATTGCGTGCCTGACATGGACAAGGTCGATCGCACCGTTCGCCGCGGCATGAAGCTGCGGTTTGATCAGGTCAAGGACTGACATGGGCTCGAAGCGGCCATCGCTACCCACAATGCCTGCGAGGGTCCAACAGGTCGGCGCAAGGGTCTCATCCGTGGCCACAGGGACGTGGCGATTTGGCAAGACCAGCACGCAGCGCGGCTACGACTACCGCTGGCAGAAAGAGCGCAAAGCGTTCCTTACCCAGCATCCGTTCTGTGTCGAGTGCCTGAAAGACGCATGCGTCTCTGCAACAACCAAGGCAGCTATCGTCATCGAGTGCTCGACACGCGGCATCGCCACGCCATGGGCCAACGTGGTCGACCACATCGAGCCACACCGCGGCGATCAGTCGCTGTTCTGGGATCAGCGTAACTGGCAGTCGCTGTGCACCACGCACCACAGCCGCGACAAGCAGCGCATCGAGAACGCGACCGAATAGTGAACCCGAATGCAGGTCGAGTTCAGTAACAGGTGACAGCATCGACCGGTAGGGGAGGGGTGGGTCAAAAGTGAAAAGTCGACCTTGGCTCTAGACCGCCTGCCCTCTCATTCAGAGGTTTTTTTCCGTTTTGAAAAAATCGCCAAAAACGTCAAATCGTCGACAAATGGCTGGAAAACATGGCTCGCCCGACATTCAAGGTCACCGCTAAGAACAAAAAGCAGGTGGCGGTCGCGGCTGGTGCGGGCATGGACCACAAAGACATTGCTGCGGCGCTGGGCATCTCGCTGCCGACGCTGCGCAAGCACTTCAAGGTCGAGCTGAAACAGGGCGCAAACCAGAAGCGACTCGAGGTGCTGATGAGCCTGCACGCCGGCGCACGAAAGGGGAGCGCCTCCGCGGCTCGGCTCTACCTTGCGTTACTGAATCCACCGCCGTCAGCAAAGGTTCTGGCCGGTGGTCCTCAAGGCAAGAAAGCGCAGCAGGACGAAGACGCCAAGACAGCCCATAAGGGCACCGATTGGGACGGTTTTTTGCCTGAGAACGTCACGCCGATTCGGAAATCCTGATGGCCTGGGACTTGTCCTGCCTCGATTGGGAACAGCGCCTGCGTGATGGTCGCTCACTGGTTCCGGATCTTCCGATCGATCTGGTCCAGGGCGACCGGGCCGTGTCGGTTTACAACAAGCTGCGGCTGGCGGACGTGCCAGGCACGCCGAAACTGGAAGAAGCCGGTGGCGATTGGTTCCGCGATATCGTCCGCGCGCTGTTCGGTTCGCTGGTCGCATCGCCATCGCAGATCCTGGCGCGCGAACGCATGATTCGCGAGCTGTTCCTGCTGGTGCCGAAGAAAAACAGCAAGACAACCAACGGCGCGCTGCTGATGTTGACGGCATTGCTGCTCAACGAGCGTCCGCAGGCCTCGCTGATCATGACTGCGCCGGTGCAGGACGTGGCGCAGATGGCTTTTGATGCTGCAGCGGGTGCGATCCGGCTGGATTCGGTCCTGGAACGCAAGCTGCACATCAAGGATCACCTGAAAACTATCGTCCACCGGGAGACGAAAGCCGAGCTGGCGATCATGTCATTCGACCCGGCGGCGCTGACGGGCCAGAAGCCGATCGCGGTTCTGATCGATGAGCTGCACGTCGTCGCCAAGATGCCGAAGGCAAAGAGCGCTATTCGCCAGCTACGCGGCGGCATGTTGCCGTTTCCAGAGGCCTTTATGGCCTTCATTACCACCCAGAGCGAGGAAGCTCCGGTGGGTGCGTTCAAGGATGAGCTGCAGAAGGCGCGCGCGATCCGCGATGGCACGCGCAAAGGCCCGATGCTGCCGGTGCTGTACGAATTTCCGGAAGATATCCAGCGGCCGAAGGAAAAAGGCCCGGAGCCTTGGCGCGATTCGTCGCTCTGGCACATGGTCACGCCCAATGTGGGTCGATCGATCACGATTCCGCGCCTGGTCGAGGAATACGAGACCGCGCGTGATACCAGCCAGGAGGAACTGCGCGCATGGGCGTCGCAGCACCTCAATATCGAGATCGGCCTAGCGCTGAAATCGGACTGCTGGTCCGGTGCGACCTTCTGGGAGGCGCAGGGTCGGCGCGAGGTGACCTTTGAATACCTCTTGCAGTGGAGCGAGGTGATTGATTTCGGTGTCGACGGAGGTGGCTTGGATGATCTTCTGGGGGCTGCGGCCATTGGCAGGCACAAGGTCACGCACGAATGGTTGCACTGGGCCCACGCCTGGGCTCACGAATCGGTATTCGAACGCCGCAAGGACATCGCCGCGCAGCTGCAGGACTTCGCCGACGAAGGTTCGCTGACGATCGTTGAGCGCGTTGGCCAGGACTGTGAAGAGGTGGCCGCTTTTGCGGCACGCATCGAGAAAGCTGATTTGCTCGACAAGGTCGGCGTCGACACTGCTGGCATCGGCGCGATCCTTGACGAGCTCGAAGTCGCCGGTGTGCCGCCAGAGAAAGTCGTTGGCGTTCCACAGAACTTCAAACTCGCTGGCGCGATCAAGACCGTCGAGCGAAAGCTCGCAGGTGGCATGTTCCACCATGGCGGCACTGCGTTGATGAATTGGTGTTGCGGAAACGCTCGCATCGAAGTGCGTGGCAACGCGATTTACGTAACAAAGATGGCCTCCGGCCTCGCAAAGATCGACCCGCTGATGGCCACCTACGACGCCGCATCGCTGATGTCGCTGAATCCAGCTGCCATGGGCGGCCTTGAGGACTTCCTAATGAACCCGATCGTGATGCCCGCATGAGTCGGGCCGCAGCCGTTCCGAAAATGGGGTGGATGCGCCGCGCGGCCAGCTGGCTGGCGTCGAGCGCCCGACCGCTATCGCTCGACAATCCGTCGGGATGGCTGGGTTTTGGCGGTGGACGTATGTCTGCCGCGGGCGCGATGGTCACGGAAGAATCGATGTTGTCGCTGGCCACGGCCTGGAGCTGCGTACGGCTGATTTCAGAGACTATTTCGACGCTGCCGCTCAATATTTACGAGCGGACATCGTCAGGCGGTAAGCGCATCGCCACCAATCACCCGCTGCAGTTCATCATCCACGACCAGCCAAACCCGGACACGACCGCGACTGTCCACTGGGAGGCAACCGTTGCGGCCATGCTCATGCGCGGCAACGGTCGTGCTGAAAAGCTCATGCTTGGCGATCGCTTAGTGGGATTGCGGTTTCTGATCCCGAACCGCCTTGCCGTCACGCGTCAAAGTGATGGGACGTTGCGTTATCGCTATACCGATTTGAACGGTCAGCATCGTGAGATCCCGCCGAGCCGAATTTTCAACATTCCGGGCTTCTCGCTCGATGGCGTGCTGGGCACGTCTGTCATTCACCATTCCGCCAACGTGGTCGGCAATGCGCTTGCCGCCGACAACGTTGCATCAGGGGTATTCAAGTCCGGTCTACGACCGACGCGATTCCTAAAGACCGATAAGTGGATCACGAATGACCAGCGCGATCAGTATCGTGAATCACTCAACCGGATAAAAAACTCCCTCGACAACGGCGAGGTGCCTGTTCTCGAAGGCGGCATGGATTTCGGCACCATCGGAATGAACCCCGACGATGCGCAGCTGCTGCAGTCGCGCACCTTTTCGGTCGAAGAGCTCTGCCGATGGTTCCGCGTCCCGCCCTGGATGGTCGGCCATACCGGTTCGGCATCGAACTGGGGCACCGGCATCGAGCAGCAGATGATCGGCTTTTTGACCTTCACCCTGCGGCCTTGGCTGACCCGCATCGAGCAGGCGATCAGCAAAGACCTGATGACGCCTGGCGATCGCGCCAGGTACTACCCGAAATTCTCGGTCGAAGGCCTGCTGCGTGCGGACAGCGCGGCGCGCGCGGCGTTCTACACCGCTATGGTCAACAACGGCATCCTCACGCGCGACGAATGTCGCCAGCTGGAAGACCGCGAAGCCATGGGCGGTAATGCCGCAGTCCTCACAGTCCAGTCGGCTATGACCACGCTCAACGCACTGGGAACCAACACCGACCTGCAGACGCTGCGCAGCTCACTGCGCTCGGTGCTCGGTCTCGACGACGACCAAAAAGGGGAATAACCCATGACTTTGCGAGCCTTGCCGGGCGCCCCGATGGGACGGCCGCAGATAGACGTGCACAGCTATATCTCGCAGCGCACTTTTAGCCGCTGGGATTCGTCGCTGCGATCGGCCGCCGAGCAGGACAGCGACGCCAGGACGATCGGCATCTACGACGTGATCGGTGAGGACTGGTGGACCGGCGGAGGCTACACCTCAAAGATGCTGGCCGCGGCGCTGCGCTCGATGGGCAAAGGACCGGTCACGGTCAACATCAATTCGCCTGGCGGCGACATGTTCGAAGGGCTGGCGATGTATAGCCAGCTGCGCGAGTTCGACGGTGACGTAACCATCAAGATCCTCGGCTTGGCTGCCTCGGCAGCATCCGTCGTGTCGATGGGTGGCGACACGATCCAGATCGCGCGCTCCGGCTTTCTGATGATCCATAACTGCTGGACCGTGGGCGTCGGCAATCGGCACGACTTCGCCGCACTGGCCCAGCAAATGGAGCCGTTCGACCAGGCCATGGCCGATATCTATGCGGCGCGCACTGGCGGCGACCTGGCCGACATGCAAAAGCTGATGGATGCGGAGTCTTGGATCGGCGGCAGTGCGGCCGTCGACCAGAGCTTCGCCGATGCGCTTCTGGCCTCCGACCAGGTCACCAAGGGCAACGAAGGTAAATCGGCATCTGCCGTTCGCCGGCTTGAAGCTGCGCTGCGCGCGAGCGGGATGCCCAAGTCCGAGGCCATGCGCCTCATCAGCCAGTTCAAGACCAGCCTGGGCGATCCGGCTGGCGACGGTGCGGGTGATCCCACCGATAACGGCTCGCGTGACGCGGCCGATTTCAGCGAAACAGCGGCGCTCGCCGCATCCCTCACCAACATCTTTCCCAGGAAATAACTATGAACGCTGAACAGCAAATCGTAGAAATCAACGCAAGCCTCAAAACCATCGGCGACCAGCTGAAAAGCCATGCCGAGCAGGCGGATAAGGACATTAAGGCGCATGCCAAGCTGTCCGAAGAGACCCGCGCATCGGTAGACAAGCTCCTGACCGAGCAGGGTTCGCTGCATGCCCGCCTGCAGACGGCCGAGCAGCTTCTGGCGACGCTCAAGGATGGCGGCCGTGCGGCGCACGAAGCGCAGACTGTCGGCGCACAGCTCATCGAGGACGACGGCTTCAAGGCGTGGGCCGGCAAGGCCTCGCAGGGAGCAAGCTTCACGATGGGCGTCAAGGCCGTCATCACCAGCGATCCCGCGTCTGGCGGTTCGCTGATCGTGCCGCAGCGTATTCCGGGCGTCGTGGCAACGCCGCAGCAGCGCCTGACGATTCGCGACCTGCTCAGCTGGGGCCGCACCGTTTCGAACAGCCTGGAGTTCGTGCGCGAGACCGGCTTCACCAACAACGCTGCGCCGGTGGGCGAAAACCCGAGCGGCGGCAAGCCGCAGTCGAACATCACGATGGAACTCGACTCGGCGAAGGTGGCTACGATCGCGCATTACATCCGCGTGACCAAGCAGGTGCTGTCCGATGTGCCAATGTTGCAGAGCTACATCGATGGCCGCCTGCAGTACGGCTTGAAACTCAATGAAGAGCTGGAGCTGCTCAAGGGCTCGGGCGTAGGCCTGAACATCGACGGCATCTATACCCAGGCCAGCGCCTACGCGAACCCGGGCGTGACGGTGCAGGCTGAAACGCGCATGGACCGCATCCGCCTTGCGCTGCTGCAGGCCGAACTGGCCGAGTACTACGCCGATGGCATCGTGCTCAACCCGATCGACTGGTGCGCGATCGAGCTGACGAAGAACGATCAGAACGATTACCTCTTCGCCAATCCTCGCTTCATCCAGCAGCCCGCCTTGTGGGGCCGCCCGGTGGTTTCGACCAAGTCGATGGATGTGAACGACTTCCTGGTCGGAGCCTTCCAGATGGGTGCGCAGGGCTGGGATCGCGAAGACGTCAACCTGACCGTGGCGCTGCAAGACCAGGACAACACCATCAAGAACATGGTGACGTTGCTGGTCGAGGAGCGCGTCGGCCTGACCGTCTATCGCCCCGAGGCCTTCGTCAAGGGCAACTTCACCGGCGTCAACCCGGTGCCGCCCACGAGCGCCTGATCAGCCGCAACAGCAACCATGAAAAGGGGCTTCGGCCCCTTTTCCTTTTCTGGCCAGGAGAGTCGACATGAAAGAAGTGCGCGCGCTTCAAGGTTTCACGCATCAAGGTCGCAAGGTACTCGGCGACACATTCAACGTATCGGATCGCCACGCCGACGCGCTGGAAAAGAAAGGCCTTGTGGAGGTGTTGGGCGATGGCCCGACCGAAGAAAACCCTTCCACCGCCGGTGGCGAGAAGCAATCTGCATCGCCAGCGGCCCAAGCCTCAGCGAAGAAGACTGCCGCCGCGCAGAAAGGTGGCGAGCCCAAGCCCAAGGCCGGGCAATCTTCGTAACGAACACCACATTTCGGGCGGTGCCCACCGCCGATGTGTTGTACGCGCTCGATATGGACTGGTGGCGCTGCTACATGAGCGAAGTGCGCAGCCAGTTCCGCGGCGCGCTGGTAAGCCCACAAGAGATCGCCGGCGTTCGTCTCCAACGCACGCAGCTGGGATGTCAGCCGACGAACAGCGGCGCCGCGCTGTTGGCTCAAGCAGCCTACTGGCGGGTCAAACGCTTGGTGCTGCTGGGTTACGACTGCCAACACACCGGTGGTCGCGCGCATTGGCATGGCGATCACCCTGATGGCCTTGGCAATGCCGGCGGCGTCGCGATCTGGCCAGAGCAGTTCCAATCACTTCGCCTGTATCTGGCGGGCATCGACATCATCAACGCCTCACGGCAGACCGCACTGTCGGTCTTTCCGCGGGCTTCCCTCGAGGATGCTTTATCGTGACCGCGACCCTGATCACCATGGACCAAGCACGCGGTCAGTGTCGTTCCGACCCGACCGATCCTGCCGACGACGCGCAGGTCGCGCTTGCGGCCAGTGGTGCCGAACAACGCGCGCGTGACTATCTCGACCGCGCCGTATTCATTACGCAGGAAGAACTGGACGCCGCCATAGCGCAGGTGCCCGCTCAGCTCATGCAGGCCGAGGCCGACTTCAATACGGCCACGGCCGCTGCATCGGCATGGCAAGGCGTTGCTTGGGATATGGCCAAGAAGGCCGCTTGGGACAAGTTCCAGGCGGCTAAGCGCGAGGCTGAGAAGATATATGCGGGCATTGTGGTCGACGACGCGATCGTCGCCGGCATCTTGCTGCTGGTTGACCATCTCTATGAGAACCGCGGTGCCGTGCTGGTCGGCCCGACTGCCGCCGCCGTCGAGATCCCGCAGGGTGCGCTCGATTTCCTGTCGCCGAAGCGCCGGGTGGGCGTATGACGATCCCTGCTGGCCAGCTGCGCTGGCGGTTGAAATTGCAGAAGCCGGTGGCCAGCGAAGACCCCGACTACGGCGGCACCAATGGCACGCCGACATTTGTCGATGTGGCCGATGTGCGCGCGCGTCGCAGGAACACTTTGAAGGCGACGCAGGAAGCGCTTGCCGCCGGCACCACGGTTGCCATGGAGCAGGTCAGCTGGGGCATGCGCCCGCGCGCGATCGATGCCAGCTGGCGCCTGGTCGGCGTCGGCGGAAGCCATGACGGTGTCATTTACGACATCAAGAACTTCGGTCTGAGCAACGACGGCAGCGAGCTCGAAGTGCTTACGATATCGGGAGCGAACCATGGCTGATTTCGAGCTGCAGATTGACGGCCTGGCCGATCTCGAACGCAAGCTGCTGGCCATTGGCGGCAATGCGGCGCAGCGATCGCTCAACAAGGGACTTCGCGGCGGAGCGAACGTCGTATTGAAGGAAGCCCGCCGGCGCGTACGGAAGAAAACCGGCAACACGGCCAAGAAAACGACCATCAAGAACTCCGGTGTCACCGGCCAGGACCAGACCTATTCGATCGTCACCAACTATGTCGGTCGATTCCTGGAATTCGGCACGTCGAAGATGCCTGCATATCCATTTCTGCGCCCGGCCGCCGAGGCAGTCGCCGCGCAGGCCGTCGAAACCATGCGCGACATGACCTTTACGCAGCTCGACATCGAGATCGCCAAAGCATGAGCGTTCTGTCCGCCATCTACAAAGCCATCAAGGATGTTGCACCGACATGGCCGGGCGTTGCTCCGGAGGACGCGCCCCGGCGTCGCCTGACCTATGCGCTCGTTACCGGCACCGATTACTCGACCTATGCAGGTGACGGGCGCGGTGCGTCGAAAAAGCGCGTACAGGTGGATGCCTGGGCAGAGAGCGCCGGTGATGCGCGTCGCCTTTCCGATGAAGCACGCGCCGCGCTGTATGCGGCCATGAGCGTCGGCCTGATCAACGACAACCCGGACGACTACGAGCTGGACACCAAGCTATTCAGAGCTTCGTTCGATATCGAAGCCTGGGAGTAATCCGCGACCGCGGGACCACCGCCGCGCAAGCGGCATTTCTCAAAGCCACCTCCGGGTGGCTTTTTCTTTTTGGAGATCACCATGGCGAATAAAGCCAAGAGCACCCAGCTACGCAAGCTGGAGGTGAGTACCGCGGGCGGAAGCGGCGGTACTTGGGTTGAGATCGAGCAGATCAGTGGCGTGACCTTCGCAACGGGTCAGGCCAACTTTCTCGATGCGACCAACTACAAGTCGACGACCAAGGAATACATCGCCGGCCTGGACGATGTGCAAGACATGAATGTGCCGTTCCAGCGCGTGGTCGACGATCCGGGCCAGAACATGGTGCGCGACGCATGCTTTGCCATCCCGCGCCCCACGCTGTTCTTCCGCGGCACCACCGGTCAGCTCGAAGTGATGACCTTCGAGAGTGAGGTCGGCGGCTGGCAGGTCGGCGGCGACGCCAATACGGTCGAAACCGGCCAGGTCACCGTTCGTCCGCGCAACATCGTGTGGACGGGTCCGTCCGCCGGCGGTGGGAGCAGCGCGTGATGACGAAGCTCCTCAGTAAGGCCGAGATCCTTGGCAAGGATCGGAAAAAGTTCATCGACGTGCCCGTCAAGGAATGGGAGGGCAGTGTTCGCCTGCAGGAGCTTTCGGCCAGCGACCGCGATATGTGGGAGAGCGAGTCGTTCAACGTCGCTCCGGACGGCAGCACGGCGAAGTTCAACCCGAAGCATGCACGTGCCCGTCTGATCGTCCGCTGCCTGGTGGACGAGCAGGGCAAGCGTCTTTTCACGGATGACGAAGTGGCTGCCGTGGGCAGCTTGTCGGCCTCGACGATCCAGAAGTTGTTCAACAAGGCCCGCACGCTCAACGCGATCACGGATGACGACATCAAGGAGTTGGAAAAAAACTCCGAAGCCGGCCCGAACGACGGCGACTCTTCGACCTCTGCGAGCGCTTCGGCGTAATCCACCCATCGGTCTTGCTCCGGCAGCTCACCTCGAGCGAGCTGTCGGAGCTGATCGCGTACAGCGAACTGCATCCGATCTCGCCCGGGCAGGAACGGATGCTCGCGAAGCTCACCCACATGGTCTCGATCGGCGGCGGCATCAAGGTCGACGGCGAGCACCTCGAGCTGGGTGATTTCCAGATCAACACCCTCGATAGGGAATAACCCTTGACCACCATCGCTCAAATTCGGGCCGATCTTGTCGGCTCCAGCGCGGTATTCCGCTCTGAAATGATCGCTGGCCAGCGTCAGGCGAATGACTCGCTGCGACAGATCCAGCAGCAGGTCCAGGCCACGGCCACCAGCATCAAAACGCTGAACACGGCCGCGGCTGGCTTCGTCGGGTTCGAGGGCATCAAGAACGCTGTCTCTGACCTGATCGATGCACAAAAAGCGGTGCAGCAGATCCACTTCTCGCTGCTTTCGGCGGTCGGCAGCAATGCCGGCGCCGACACCGCCTATGCGCAGGTCGCTGACGAAGCGGCCAAGCTCGGCCTGGACCTGAAAACGGCGGAACTTGGCTTCTCCCAGATGTCGGCGGCGGCAAGCGCCAACGGCATTTCGATGAAACAGCAGCAGGAACTGTTCGACGGCGTCTCGCGCTCGGCAACGGTGCTGCATCTGACCTCTGAACAGACCGGCAGCGCGGTGTTGGCGCTCAGCCAGATCTTCGGCAAGGGCAAGATTCAGGCGCAGGAGCTGCAGCTGCAACTTGGCCAGGCCATCCCCGGCGTGGTGCCGCGGTTCCAGCAGGCCGTCATGCAGATGACCCAGGGCACGAACCTGGCCGGCAAGTCGTTCCAGCAGCTCCTGGAAAGCGGCGACCTGACCGTGCAGCGCTTCCTGCCGGCGTTGATCCAGGCGCTCAACCAGACCGGCCGCGGCGCCGATGAGGCATCGACCGGCCTCAATGCAGAAATCAATCGCCTGTCGTCCGCCTGGTTCAAGTTGAAGGCCGATTTGTCCGGCGGCTTGTTCGGCGATGCCGCTATCTCGAGCATTCGCCTGGTCACTACCAACCTGACGAATCTCAGTGACCTCGCTGGTGTTGCTGGCGGCCTGATCGTGTCGCGTCTCGCCGGCCAAGGCCTGGGCAAAGCGGCCGACGCGGGTTCGGCGTACATCGACCAGGCGCAGCAGGCGCGCGCAGCAGCCATTGCCGCGTCCGAGTTGGCCGACGCGCAGGCAGCCGAGGCGGCCAGCCAGATCAAGGCTACGGAAGCGGCTCTTGAGGGCGTCACCGCAGTGCGTCAGCAGGCGCTTGCGGCGCGCGAGGCCGCTCTGGCCAGTGCCGATAAGGCCGCGGCCGAGGATGCGGCTGCGCAGGCCACGCTGGCCCATGTGCGCAGTGCCGCGACGCTGTCGGCGAATATCCGTGCCGAGGCGACGGCTACCGCGCAGGCCACGGTGGCTCAACAGAACCTCACCCGGGCACAGACCCAATATGACGCGGCCGTCGCTGCCAGCGCCACGCTGAAAGACCAGCAGATCGCACTGGAAGCCCGGCTCGTTGAGGCGCGTGCGGCCGGCGCGGCAGCAGCGGAGGCGCAGGCCGTCGCCGAGCGTCAGCTGGCCACCAGCAGCGCTGCAGGCTTGCTGGCCAGGGGTGCGTCCAGCCTCGGCAACTTCGCGCTCGGCATCGTCGGTGGCCCTTGGGGTGCAGCGGTCGCCGCGATCGCTGCCGTGGGCTATGCGATCTACGACGTGCAGAAGCAATCCGAGGCCTGGCGCGAAGAAACGCAGAAGCAGGTGCAGTCCCTACAGCAGCTGCGCGACCAGGTACAGGCCGCAGCCAAGGACTACGGCACGTTGCACGCCCAGATGGGCATCAGTCAGACCGTCGACCTATTCAATTCGGCCAATGCCCAGATCGACAAAACGAAGGCCGACATTGCTGACCTCGAATCGCAGATCGAGCACGCGCAGGCGCGCATCAATGCGCGCGCTGGCGGTCCGGTTGGTAGTAGTGCCGCAGCCGATTGGCTCGATCAAAGCAAGATCGATAGCGCAAACGAGAAAATCAAAGCGCTTTCCGAGCAGCTGCCGGCCACCGAGCAGAACGTCGACTCGCTTGGCACGAAGATCGCCGGCAGTTTCGCGCCGTCGATTGACGCGCTCACCGGTGCGTTCAACCGCCTGAAAGCCGGCGCGAACCTCGGTGACCTGGTGTCGGGCTGGATCTCCGATATCGACGGCGGTATCAGCGGCATGGAAGCCGCACGCACGAAGGTGCAGCAGATCCAGAGCCAGATGCAGGCCGATGCCCAGAAGCTGGCCACGGAAGCCGCCACTGACGGGATGAACAACGTCCAGAAGCAGCAATACGCGCTGCAGCAGGCGATCAAGAACATCAATGCGCAGCACCTGTCGCCGGATATCGCCCAGAGCCAGATTGCTGATGTCACCAACAGTGCGGCGGCAGCCATCCAGGCTGGCGCGCAGAAAGACGCTGCCGACGCCGCCAAGAAAGCGGCCCAGCAGGCGATCGAGGCAGCGAAACAGCAAAAAGAGGCGTACGACAACGTCGTCAACTCGATCAAAGACCGCATCGCACAGGACACCGAGGCTGCGGCAAGCGACGACAAGCTGACAACCGCGGAGAAGCTGCGAGTCACGGTGCTCAATGACATCGCGACAGGCCACCTCAAGCTCAGCGCCACGCAGAAGGCTTATGTCACCGGCCTGTTGAATGAGGCCGTCGCCGAAGGCGATGCCGCGAAGGCTGCACAGGAGCACCAGAAGCAGCTCGAAGCGATGGCGGTCGTGCAGGACAACATCGCGCGCCTGCAGAAGCAGCAGGCCGACTCGAACAACGATGCGCTTTCGGGCCTCAGCCGAGGCAGCCAGTACACCCAGGACGCCGCAGGCCTGCGTGCTATCCAGCGCCAATACGACGATCTGGCCAGCCAGGCCGGCAAGCAGCTGGCCGAGCACAAGATCACGCCACAGACCTACGATCAGGAAGTTGCCGACTACAAGCAGGCGTTGGACCAGGAGCTGGCTGCGCAGAAGGCGTTCTACGCCGAGCGCGATGCCATGCAGTCGGACTGGACCGTCGGCGCGCAGCGCGCGCTCGACAACTACCAGCGGCAGGCACAAGACGTTGCCAGCCAGACCGAGCAGGCCTTTAACGATGCCTTCTCCGGCCTATCCGATGCGCTGGTGCAGTTCGTCCAGACCGGCAAGCTGAGTTTCACCTCGCTGGCCAACTCGATCATTGCCGATCTGGCGCGCATGGAGATCAAGGCTGCCACCAGCGGCCTGTTTCAGTTGCTTGGCAATTTCATCGGCAGCTATTTCGGTAACAGCGGCGTCGGAACCGACAGCAATGTTCTCGGCGGCGACAACTACACCGGTACTGGCTCGCTGAGCACGTCGTTTGGCAGTTCCGACTGGAGCAGCATGTTCGGTGGTGGTCGCGCGACCGGCGGCCCAACCACGGCAGGCACCATCTACGAGGTTGCAGAAGGCGGAAAGCCCGAGCTGTATCACGTTGGTGCGCGCACCTACCTTCTCAGCGGCACAGACGGCTACGTACAGCCTGCTGGTCAGGGCGGCGCTGGTGGCGCTTCGCCTGCCATGTCCGCCTCGCCGACGATGACCTCTGGCGCCGATTGGACGCTGAACATCTATACAAGCGGTGGCGGCGACGGCAGCCAAAAAGCGACGGCACAGCAGAGTCAGGACAGCAAGGGCAATCCTTCGCTCGATGTGTTCTTCGGCATGTTCGAGCAGAGGCTCGCCGGCAATGTCGCCCAAGGCAAAGGCCCGCTGATCAAAGCGTTCTCGGGCAAGTTTCAGCTCAACCCTGGAGTAAGCGCGTAATGGCCGATCCAGTCTGGCCGGCGGATCTGCCGGCGATCCTTGTCGGGTCCAACTACAACTACAAAGGCGTCGATCCGTTCGCGCGAACCAACATGGACGGCGGCCTGGCACGTCAGCGTCGCCGCTTCCTCAATACGCCGAAGAACATTGCAGCAACGTGGCTGTTTACCACCGCGCAGCTCGAGGTCTTCGAAACATTCTGGGAGCAACAACTCGGTGAGGGCACGTTGTGGTTTGTCGTGCCGCTCTATAACGGTCGCGGCGAGATTTCCGTGCGCGCGCGCTTTACTGAGGCCTATCAGAGCAACGGCGTCGACGGTGCAACTGACAAATTCAACGTGCAGGGCAAGCTGGAAAGCCTGGCATTGCGGGTGACGACCTGATGGCTGGTTACTCCGAAGCGCTCAAGGAAGCGTACGCCAGTGCGCCGCCCGATCAGATCATTTTCGACACCTTGGAGCTGATCCATCCTGCGTTCGTCGACGAAAACGGCAACCCAATGCCGGCGCGCGTGGTACTGGGCTACGACGACATCAACGCGACGCTCGAGGCGGATGCGCCGATGAATCCCGGCGAGACGGTGTTATTCACAGCGATGGCGTTCGACGTGAAGCTGCCGGGCTTCTCCGAGGGTGACGTGCCGCAGCTGATCCTGACGCTGGACAACGTGGGCCGCGAAATCATGGGGCCGCTCGAGCAGGCTGCGGCAGACCCCAAGGTGATCCAGGTCATTTATCGGCCCTATCTGCTGTCGGACCTGACCGAGCCGCAGATGGATCCGCCGATCGACATGTATGTCTCCAACATCGACGCGGACGTGTTCCAGATCCAGATCACGTGCACGCTCGATGACGTGAATAACTGGGCATTCCCGCACGCCCTTTACTTGCCGCAGAAGTTCCCAGGACTCGTCCGATGACACCCGATCAGATCACCCAGCTGGTAGGCAAACGGTACGAGCTCGGCGCCGACGGCCCGGACGCCTTCGATTGCCGAGGGCTACTGCTGCATTGCCAACGAACCTATTTCGGCCATGCGCTACCGAACCTACCGTTCGGCCAGGACATGCGTAAGCTGTTCGCCGAGAAGTTGGATTCAGGTATCTGGGAGCAGGTGGACCGGCCGGTGCACGGCGATGGCGTCATCCTGCGTGGCGGCGACCATCCGCATGTCGGCATATGGCTGACATGCGACGGTGCCGGTGTCCTGCACGCGCTCGAAGGCGTTGGCGTTATCTGGACGCGCGAGCACAAGCTTCGCCTGATGGGTTTCTCGCGGCGCCGGTACATCCGTTTCCACGATTGAGCTACCCTTCGGTCTTTCCAAAGAGGGGGAGATCAATGCGCAAATGGATGCTGGCCGCTGTCACCGTTGCTCTCGTGGGCTGCACAACCGTCACAGTTGCCGACCTAGAAAACAAACCGCCATTTTTCACCGGGCATTCCGAGAAGGCGCCATCTGAGTTGGCCTCTTGCATCAAAGCCAAGTGGTCAGAGATCGACCCCACAGTCAATTTTGTCGATACGGGCGATGAGTTGCGCGTAATGATCGCCGCACCGTCTCGCATTACTGAGCTCGCGCGAATTCGAAAGGCCGCCGGTGGATCAGATGTCTCTCTGAGTGTCGTGTATAGCCTGTCGGACGCCGTGCCAAACAGATTTCGAGACGCTTTAAAAACCTGCCTTTAAAAGGCAATAGAACCGCAAAACAAACCCCGCTTCGGCGGGGTTTTTTATTGCCCAAAGGAAAGTCATGCAGTCGACGATCGTTGAAATCACGAACTGGGCTCGTCCGCATGTTGGCCGCCGCATTCATCGCGTCAAAGGCCGCTCGCGCATCGACACGCAACTGCGCAAGCAAGGGCTGATCGTCGGCCGCGGCCGTCGTATGCGCCGTGTGAAGCCATTCGTTGTGACCACGGATGGCAAAAATTTCCTACTGGCCAGCGATTGGAAACGATGCCTCAAGGACGGCGAAGTTCTGATTGTGATCGCACAACCGCCGGCTGGCGGTGGCGGCGGGTCACGCATCCTTGCGGTGTTGGCCATCGTCGCGCTGTCGATCGTCACGGCCGGCGCCGCTGCTGTGCTTGCAACTGGGTTGAGTACCGTCGCCGCCGCGACCGCCACAACGCTCGGAGCGGTGGTTTATGGCGTAACCGCAGCTGCCGTGACGATGATCGGCAACGCGTTGCTCAACGCGATCATGCCACCGCCCAAACCTCCAGCTGGGCAAAACCGTGGTGACACCAGCCCCAATTACAGCATCGGTGCCCAGGGCAATACCGCTCGCCTCATGGAATCCATGCCGGTCCTCTATGGCCGGTTCCGATCCATCCCCGATTTCGCCGCGCAGCCTTATACCGACTACCGCGGCAACGACCAGTACCTCTACCAGCTGTTCGTCGTTACGCAGGGGACGATGCAGATCGAGCAGATCCGCCTGGGCGAGACAGATGTGGGTTCGTTCGAGGATGTGCAGTATGAGGTGATCCAGCCTGGCGGTCAGGTCACGCTGTTCCCCGATAACGTCGTCACCTCGCAGGACGTTGCTGGCATCCAGCTGCAATACCCGGCCGATGGCGGCACGTGGAGCGGCCCCTTTGTCGCTTGCCCGCCGGAAACGCAGACGAACCTGATCGTGCTGGATATGGCGTGGCCAGGCGGCCTGTACCGCTACGACACGAACGGCAAGAAGCAGACAGCGAATAGTCCCTGGCAGGCGCAGGCGCAGCTGATCGACGACGAAGGCAACACGCTCGGCGACTGGTTCGACATCGAAAACGAAAGCAAGTGGTCGGACTCCGAGAAGGCGATCTTCACGTCTTACAACTGCTCGGTGCCCGCCGGCCGCTACCAGGTGCGCGTGCGCGCGAATGCGCCGCAGCAGCAGGATGGTCAGATCGTCAACCAGATCAGCTGGCAGGGTTTGAAGGCATTCCTGCCGAGCCAGCTCACCTACGGCGACTGCACGATGATCGCCATGGTGTTGAAGGCTGGCGAGCAGGTCAGCGGCGCCAACTCGCGGCAGCTCAACGTCATCGGCACGCGGATCCTTCCGGTGTGGGATGGGGCCAATTGGACCAATCAGGCCACCCGTAACCCCGCATGGGCAATCGCTGACGCGTTCCGCAACACGACCTATGGTCGCGGCTGGGCCGACAGCCGCATCAATCTGCCGGGCTTGCTGGCGCACGCCCAGACCTGGGATACCCGCGGCGACACCTACGACGGCATCTTCGACACAAAGGTCACGCTTTGGGACGCGGTGACGCAGATCGCCCGCGTTGGTCGCGCGATGCCGATGTATTACGCCGGTGTCGTGGAGCTGATCCGCGACGAGCCGCACGCCGCGCCGACGCTGCTGGTGACGCCGGACACCATCCTGTCCAACACGCTCAAGATCAGCTATTCGGTCCCGACGTTCGACACCTCCGATTTCGTCCAGGTCGAATACACCAACACGAACACCTGGCAGCCGCAGACAGTCGACTGCGCACTGACCGGCAGCGCAAAGCTCAATCCGAAATCCGTGCAGCTCACCGGCTGCACCTCGCGTGACCATGCGTTCCGCGAGGGCATGTACATGTCCGCCTGCAATCGTGACCAGCGCAAGTTCGTCACGTGGCAAATGGAACTCGACGGCCTCATTCCGCAATATGGCGATCGCATCGATATCAGTCACGACATGCCGCAATGGGGCATCTCCGGCCGCATCGTCAGTTACGACCCGGCAACGATGACGCTGGAGACCAGCCAGGAGCTGGCATGGTTCGAGGGCCAGCAGCATTTTGTCGGCCTGCGCGCGCTCAATGGTTCCGGCCAGGGGCCGTTTAAGGTGGTGCAGGGCGCCGACCTGACCCATATGGTGCTGACGGATCTCACGGACGAGCAGAAGGAAGCACTGTTCATTTCGGACGGTAGCTCCGCCGAGCCCACCGCGTTCCAGTTCGGGCCCGGCAGCCAGCAGGCGCAATCGGTGCTGATGCTCAGCTGCACACCGCAGGGCAATAACGTCTACGAGCTGCGCGGTGTCAATTACGCGCCGAGCGTCTATATCGCCGAGAACGATAGCTCTGTTCCGCCGCCGGGCTCGCCATCGCTACTGACGCCCGTCACCGGCGCACCAGATGTGGGCAGCATTGGCGTCAACCAGAACCCGGGCACGCAGACGGTGCACCTCTATGTGGCGCCCGTTGCTGGCGCCTCTGCGTATGAGTTCCAGATCAGTTTCGACGGTGGTGTGACCTGGCGCTCGGTGGGCATCAGCCCGACAAACACGATCGATGCAGTGATCCCCGCCGGCACCTGGATCGTGCGTGCGCGGGCGATCGGCGTTAACAGCGGCATTCCCGGCAGCTGGAACCAGAACCCGGTCACCGTCGACGGCAAGCCTTGGCCGCTTGGCGCTTTGCAGTCTCTGTCTGCGACCTCGATGCTGTTCGGTATCCGCCTGCTGTGGGCATTCCCGACTGGCTTCGGCGTGCTCGACGCTGCTGGCACCGAGGTCCGTTATGGCGTAACGAACGACCTCAGTGCATCGCAGCTGTATGCGACGCCGGCCTACCCGAATAACGTCGATACCATTCAAGGCCTCAAGGCGGGAGACTCGTTCTACTTCTGGGCACGCCTGGTCAGCAAGACAAACAACGCGCCCGGCCCATGGGTTGGGCCGGTAGTCGGCCAGGCCAGTTCCGACGCGTCGCCGATCCTTACCTACCTGACGGGCCAGATCACGCAGACGCAGCTCGCGCAGGACTTGCTGCAGCCGATTCAGCTGGCTACGCCTGACATGGCCGGCGACGCGGACGAATATGCCGGCGACGGCATCAACTTCGCTGGCAGCTGGACCCTGTTGTCGTTCATCCAGGACGGCGACAACGCATCTGCCTCACGCGTCGATCTGATCCAGGCCACGGTTGGCGATATGTCGGCGGCCGTGCAGGTCAGTTCGCAGGCCGTGGCCGATCTCAATGGTCGGATATCGGCGGGCTGGGGCGTAAAGACCCAGCTGGCGGCCAACGGTCAGCGCTATATGGCCTCGATCGCTGTTGGCGTAGATGCCTCGGGCCCGGTGGTGACATCGCAGATCCTGCTGGGCGCGACAACGCTGGCGATATTCGACCCGAATGACCCGGCCTCAATCGCGCAATTTCCATTCATCGTGACCGGCGGCCAGGTGTTCATCCAGTCGGCTTTCATCGCTGACGGCACGATCACCAACGCCAAGATCGGTAACTCGATCCAGTCGACTAGCACCAATTCGTCAGCGATTCCGAACTGGCTGATCAGCAAGACAGGTGCGCAGGGCGGCTACATGCAGTTCGCTAATGACGCCATGACCAACACGATCGACGGAAACGGCCTGCGTATGAAAGTGCTCGCGACCAGCGTGCTTTGCATCGAGATCGGTGCGCTCAGCTGATGGCCTTCGGACTTCGCGTGCGCCGCCCTGATAACGGGGCGGTGCTCTTAGACACGTCCACGTCAATGACTCGAATACTGGGAACGGTGCTGACCACGGCGAACACTGCCGGCGCGCTATCTCACCCAGGATTCGCCACAGGACTGCCGTTCGCCGTGGTCAACCCAACCTCGCAGATCACCCCGAACGACACCTATCCATCGGCCAGCGTCGACAGCAACGGTGTCCTTTCCTGGACGGCTGCAACGATCACCGTGCTGATCATCTATGGGGTGCGGTCGTGACGATCGGCGTGCGATTCCGGAACGGGCCAAACTCGATCCAGGTCGGCAGCGATTACCCCAACCATGCGCTGCTGGCCACCGGCACATACAGTCTCAATGCTGGCGCTGATTCGACGATCAACATTGTTGCGACGGCGCCAATATTGGCCGTCACCGGGACGTGGCCGATCTCGGTCATACAGACGACTCGTTCCGGGAATAACTGGTCGTTCGACATCTTCTGCCAAAGCCAACCTGCCGCCGGCAAATGGTACATCTTCGATGTGGTACAGGCCGCATCGCTCAAGTTTCCCTTCGGTTTCGGCATGATCGTCCGCGATCCGGTCACTGGCGCGACCACCTATCGAAGCGACCTGAAATACCTGCGCGTGCAAAGCGTTCGGTCGTTCGTGCCCATGCCGACACCGATCAAGTTCTCGGGCGCTCAGTCAGAAACGTTGCCGCAGGCAGGGCTGGCGGCCGTAATAGCCAACTCCGGCGCACGCGTCCTGGCGCGAGACATTAGCGTCACCTTGCCCGATGGAACGCGTGGCGATGCTATCGAACGCACGGTCTATCAGCTTGCTGCAGCCGTAGACGGAACCACGCTGCGCTATGGCAGCAACGACACCCGCACCACCACACAGAACGAAGGCAACGACCAGCTCGACGAGCCGCCTGTGCTCATGCTGATCGATATCTCGAACTTCGACGTCTAAGGACCAACCATGTCGCAGCAGAATATCAACCTGGGCACCTTGCTCGATGGGAGCGACGGCGACACCCGCCGTGTCGCGATGCAGAAGATTCAGGCCAACACGACTGAGCTATACGGCTTAGCGGGTGGGGCGCAGTCTCGCCGCAACTTGCTTCTCAATGGCGACGGCCGGGTAAATCAGCGTGGTTTTGCCGGCGGAATCTTGGCTGCGAACACGTACGGCTATGACATGTGGAGGACGCTGGGCGCAGCATCATCGATCACGTTCGCGCAAGCTACCGCTTCTTTGAATGGCACCGTTTGTCAGGTGATTGAAGCTCCGGCCCTGCAGAATGCGACGGTCACGATCTCGGTCAGTAACCCTAGCGCGCCAATCACGGTGAAGCTGCAGCCGGATGCCACGACGGCCACTACGGCGACAGGAGCAATCCCTGCTGGTGCCGGTCGGCAGTCCGTGACACTGGCTGTCCCTGCCACATTAACGGGCAATGTGTTCGTTTTGCTGTCGACCGCTGGCGCTACGACATTCGATAGTTTTGGCGCTCGCAGCGGCATCCAGCTCGAACTGGGTTCGTTCGCCAACACGTTCGACTATCCCTTCGTGGCGAGCGAACAGATCCTTTGTCAGCGCTACGCCTATGTGTGGCGCTCGATGGTCACTGGAACGCAGCAGGTCTTTGGCATTGGCCAGGTGTTTTCCTCTGGCCTCATAGGCCGAGTTCGTCATCCCTACCCGGTAGTGATGCGAGGCAACCCCGCCATCACTGTAACGGGCGCATGGACGGCGCAATCGGGTGGCACGCAGGTCTCTGCATCCCTTTCGTCCCAGTACGCGAACCCATACGCCTTTGAAGCCGACATTCTCGCTACCGGGTTTACTCCGGCCAGTGCGGCTGTCTTGCTGCTGGCAAATGGTGGCGCTTTTACAGCTAACGCAGGACTTTGACCATGTATCAGCTCACCAATGATCCGAACATCGTGATCGACCTCGACACTAATACGACGATCCCATCGGATAGCTATCTCTGGGATGCTTATGAGGCATGGCTTGCCGTCCCGGGAAACACGCCTCAGCCAGTGCCGCCATTAACCTTCGACCAAGTCGTGGCGCTCTTTGAACCGAGCCTTGAAGTGTGGCTGGCAAGCATCGCTGCGCAGAACGGCTACAAGAGCGTTGAGTCTTGTGTGAGCTACATCGGCGACGAAATCGATCAGTGGAACCAGGACGGCATCGCCATGAAGAAGCTGCGGAGCAAGGTGTGGCAGAAAGCCTATGCGGAGTGGGCCAGCTACAACGGGCAGGTGCCGAACCCGCTGCCGACCCTCGAGCAGATCATCGCCCTGATGCCCACTCCGGTAAGCTGCGGCTGGGTGAATCGAGGCCTGCAGGCACCTTCGCAATCGCAGAGCGCGGGGCAGGCTGGGCTATAGCCGATGGATGGCCATCTATGGCCACTCTCCGTCCCTGAGACATCCCCCGTGTACCTTCGCCGGCATGCCTGGATGGATATACGAACGCCGCGGCAGCGAGCCTGGGAACCCGCTGTATTTCTACCCCACCATGGGGTATGGCGACGGCGCGCCTCCGATCTGCATGATCCAGCCGGACGGGGAGTGCTTCGAGATCGTGTTCATGCAGGGGCCGGTGGGTTCCTATCCAGCGCCAAGCCAGGAGACGGCTCTAAAGTGGGTGCGCCGGTATCTCGATCGCCATGCGGAGCGCTATTCGGTCAAGCCGCGACGGGTCATAGCCGGCACCTTAGATACCTTCCTTGAGGCATTTCCTCGTACCGGCAAGGATTCGGTAGGCTAGGCCCATCGCCGCTGCCGACACGCTGCTATGTGCTACTCCGCGCAAGTCTGGGCTGATTTCACTAAGTACGAGCGCCTCGGCGGCCAGCTCAAGATTCAGGACTTCGTAAAGCTGGTCGGCTGGGCGCGCAGGGCTGGCCAGTGGGTCAAGGTCGTCCCCAAGGGGATGCGGCAGGCGATTGCTCGCGCCGGCGACGAGTTCGCCGATCTCGCCGGCCTGGCCGAGTGGGCGGATAAGGAGGCCAAGGCCGCGATCCAGAGTGATATCGACTTTCAGGCCGACCGCCTCGCTACAGCAGAAGCAAAGCTCGCCTCACCCAAGCCCACAAAGAAAGCGGCCGATGACAAGCGCATCGCCACCGACAAGATCGAGGCCGGCCGCGCCAAACTGGCTAGTCTGGGCAAGCCGGCATCTGCCGATGGCATCGATCGAATCTGGCCCGGACACTTCGCGCCCGTGCTCATGCGTGACCCGGAGACCGGCGAGCGTGTCATCGTCCCCATGCGCTATCGCTGCCGCCTCCCTGGCTGGACGGAGAAGGATGAGCGGGAGAAGCCCGGCACCTACAATGCTCGGCGTGACAAGCTGACGACCGTATGGCGCCGGCTGCTCGGCTCCCGGCACGCCATCATGGTCGTCGACCGGTTCTATGAAAGCGTCTACTTGCATGCCAACCAGCAGCGCGAGCTGGTGCCCGGCGAGCGGGAGCAGAACATCGAGATCCTGTTCACACCGCGGCCTCGCCAAGAGCTCTATGTCGCCTGCCTCTGGAACTACACAGAAGGCGAAGGCGACGACCCCGGCTTCTATTCCTTCGCGGCGATCACCTCAGATCCGCCCCATGAAGTTGCCATTGCCGGCCATGACCGGTGCGTGGTGGCCATCAAGCCAGAGAACATCGACGCATGGCTGCACCCCGACCCCAAGAACCTGAACGCCTCGCTGGCCATCCTCGACGCCCCGGTCGACGTCTATTACGAGCACGAGCTGGCGATAAAGCCTGAACCACCCGATCCTGGGCAATGA